CCTCCAACAACTGGAGGAGAACTTCCCACCACTTATTCCCCACCCGGATGACTCACACTCATTAATTATGTACCGCTCCGGCCAACGTTCTGTTGTGGAGTGGATTCAACATCAACTCAACGAAGAGAACAATGGCTAAGAGACAAAGAGCTAAGAAGATGGCACAACGAGGTGCCACAAGGAAGGAGATCAGACAAGCAACAGGTTTCAATAAAAGACAAGCACGACAGTTTGTTCGTAACTATAGACCTGCTCCATCACAAACCTCTACTACATCTCAAACCTCTACTTCTGATCAAACCTCTACTTCTGATCAAACTTCTACCGTAACTCCACCCCCAGTTAAAGGTCAGGGTGTTAGGCAAGGGCTTAGAATTGGAGGAGTAGGAGGTATTAGTGGTCGTGATTTACGAAAAATTCAAAAGACTACTGGTGTTAGTAGTGATGAAAAGCTGATTAAAAGGCTCGATAAAATTAATAAAAACCTCAGGTCGAAGGATAAGACTGGTATCAGCCTGAACCAAGGTGCCCTTAATAGGATTGTTAGACGAGCAACAAAGGGTAAAGGTGGATCAGGACGAGGTCTCGGGTTTAATACCTTTGACTTTGGTGAAGGTAAGATTGGTCAAGACATTATGTCCCGAATCGGTTCCCCTGGATCTCAAGGGAGGTACGTTAAAGGGCAACTAGTTGGAGCCAGAGAGGCTATTGAGCCTAATTTCCTGACTCGTGGTATGCAAATTACTCCTGGTGGACGGGAACGGGTGCGGGGTTTAGGGAAGCAATACGAACTCCCCGAAAGGTTTAAACCAAAAGATGAGGGTGATGATAACGTTGTTGATAACGGTGATGATACCGTTGTTGATAACGTTGTTGACACCAACGAACCTGTAATCCCAGAACCCGAACCCGAGGATACCTCCCTTCCTAGTGAATTTGGTGGCTTTGATCTTGCATCATGGGCTAGTGGTTTCCGGCGTGCTAAGTCATCTAGACGCCGTGCTGGAAGTAAAGCACAAGGTCTCGCATCACAAAAGAAATCACCATTTAAATCCTGGAAGAAGTAATGACAGCTAAATCAAGATACGACTTTCTAAGTAAGTATCGTTCACAGTTTCTAGACACAGCTGTTCAGTGCTCTCAGTTAACTCTTCCTACTCTCATCCAACAAGATGATGATGTAGGTCGGTCAACCAACCTAAGGTTTATCACACCATGGCAAAGTGTTGGTGCAAAGGGGGTAGTCACTCTAGCATCTAAATTGATGCTGGCTCTACTGCCTCCTCAAACCAGCTTCTTTAAGCTACAGATTGATGATTCAAAGATCGGTGTAGATCTACCAGCGGAAGCACGATCGGATCTTGATATCTCCTTTGCGAAGATGGAGAGATCCGTCATGGAAATTATTGCAGCATCTAGTGATCGCGTTACTGTACACCAAGCTCTTAAGCATTTGGTTGTCGGCGGTAATGCGTTGATCTATATGGGTCCTAAGGGGCTGAAGCTATATCCATTGAACAGGTATGTTGTAGATAGGGATGGTAACGGTGAAGTCCTAGAAATCGTAACAAGAGAACGGATCAGCCGTAAGCTCTTGTCTCCTATCCTAACAGCAGCGTACCCTGCTAATCCTCCTGGTGAGGATGGTACAGATAATGATGAAGATGTTGATGTCTATACCCATGTAAGGCGGGAGAACAACCGTTTTGTATGGCATCAAGAAGTCTTCGATAAAATTATTCCCGGTTCCCAAGGTAAAGCGCCTTTGGAATCTAATCCTTGGTTGGTACTTAGGTTTAATGTAGTAGATGGTGAAGCCTTTGGACGTGGTAGGGTAGAGGAATTCCTTGGTGATCTCCGCTCCCTGGAGGCATTGATGCAAGCACTCGTAGAGGGCTCTGCAGTCGCCGCTAAGGTGGTCTTTACTGTCTCTCCGTCTAGTACTACCAAACCTCAAACACTCTCCTCTGCGGGCAACGGAGCCATCATTCAGGGCCGTCCTGATGATATCAGTGTCGTACAAGTTGGTAAGACAGCTGACTTCAAGACAGCTATGGATATGGCTGGTGTGCTAGAGCGTCGCCTTAGTGAAGCTTTCCTGATTCTTAATGTACGGGACAGTGAACGCACTACTGCGGAAGAAGTACGGATGACTCAGATGGAGCTGGAAGCTCAACTGGGTGGACTATTCTCCCTCCTTACTGTTGAGTTCCTTGTACCTTACCTGAATCGTAAGCTCACTGTTCTCCAGAAGAACAACGACATCCCTAAGATCCCCAAAGATATTGTACGACCTACTATCATTGCAGGTATCAATGCACTTGGCAGGGGACAGGATAGGGAAAGCTTGGCTCAGTTCTTCACGCTTATTGCTCAGACACTTGGACCTGAAGCACTTGCTACTTACCTCAACCTTGATGAAGCTATTAAGCGTCTTGCTGCAGCCCAAGGTATTGATGCTCTGAATCTGGTTAAGTCGATTAGTCAGGTAGAGGAAGAACAAGCTCAGCAAATGGAGCAAGCACAAGAGATGGAACTGGTTAAGCAAACAGGTAACCTGGCTAAGGCACCACTGCTAGACCCATCTAAAAACCCAGACCTAATGAATCAACAGAATGGACAAACAAACCCCGACCAAGCCGCAGCGGCCCAGCAAGAAGCGGGCATCCCAGAAGGTGGACTCCTCGGCTGAAGAAACTAAACCTACTCCCGAACCAACTCCTAGTATGAAACGTACGAAGATTGGTGAGCCTACTATCGGTCGTTCCCCCAATTTCGTCAAGACTGTTGGTCTTGGCAATTTAACCGTTATCACAGCAAATGGCAAACGAAATTACTCTTAATCCATCAGAACAAGTTGAAGGTGAATTCTCTGCAGAAGAGCTTGACTCTCTAGCAGTAGGTGAACGTCTTGCAGAACAAGAACAACAGCTGCTGGCTGGTAAGTATAAGTCAGCAGAAGAGCTAGAGCGTGGGTACCTTGAACTACAGAAGCGACTCTCCTCTTCATCCAATGAGGAGACCCCTACAGAGCAAGCAACAGAAGAGCCTGTAGAGGAAGAAGCAGAAGCTGAGGTAGATACTGATCTCTTTGATACCATCATGGAATCTTACCGTACTGGTGAGTGGGATGAGGAGATCGTGAATGAGGTTAGCAAGATGGACCCCATTGATGTTGCTAACATGTTCTTGGAAAAGCAAGGAGAGACGCAGCAGGGTCAAGTAGCTACTCAAGAAGAGATTGATCAGATCCAAGAATCAATTGGTGGTTCAGGTGAATACCAAAACATGATTCAATGGGCTGGTCAGAACCTATCTGATAACGAGATCGCTATGTATGATAGGGTCATGGATCAAGGCGATCCCTATGCTATGTTCTTTGCTGTCCAAGCTCTCAATGCACGTTACCAAGACGCTATTGGTTATGATGGAGAGATGCTGACAGGCAGCGCCCCACGTAACACTGCTGATGCATTCCGTAGCCAAGCTGAATTGGTTGCTGCAATGAGTGACCCACGCTACGATAAAGATCCTGCTTATCGTCAAGATATTGCAGAAAAACTTGAACGCTCTAATCTTCAATTCTGATGACCACCAACATCTTCGCTAAAGAACCCACCATGTACACTGACAAAGATTATACTGTCCCTCACAATGAGCGGGCTGAGCTGCTCAACGGTCGCCTTGCTATGCTTGGTGTTATTGCAGCCATCGGCGCTTATGCTGTAACTGGTCAACTTATTCCTGGAGTATTCTAATGTCTTGCGGAAAGAAAGGTCACAAAGGCGGCGGTAAGAAAAAGTAGTATCGCCAGATCCGTCAATACTGCGAGTGTATTGGCGGATTAGTAGAAGTAATCAATATTAAAGTTCTTCGCTTTATTATTATTATGATTCCTGTTCTAACTACTCTATCGGTGATCGCTAGCTGGTATGGTCCTGGTTTCCACGGTAACCTTACTGCTAACGGTGAGCGATATAATCAACATGCCCTTACTGCTGCGCACAAGACACTACCATTTGGAACACGCCTTAAGGTTTGTTTTAAGAGGTGTGCCGTTGTTCGGGTGAATGATCGTGGTCCTTACATTCATGGTAGGAGTATTGATCTAAGTAAAGGTGCGGCTGATGCTATCGGTCTCACTGGTTCTGGAGTTGGACGAGTCAAAGTAACACGTCTTAATTAATTACAATGGTTACTATTGCACAACCCCAAACTAAAAATCTTTGGGACGATTTCTGCGATTGGGTAACCAGTACAGAGAACCGTCTTTATGTCGGCTGGTTTGGAACACTGATGATTCCGTGTCTCCTTGCTGCAGCCATTTGTTTTATTGTTGCCTTCGTTGCTGCCCCTCCGGTAGACATTGATGGCATTCGTGAGCCTGTTGCTGGCTCTCTTCTTTATGGAAACAACATTATATCGGGAGCCGTCGTTCCGAGCAGCAATGCCATCGGACTACACTTCTACCCAATTTGGGAAGCTAATTCACTTGATGAATGGCTCTATAACGGTGGACCGTACCAGCTTACCGTTTTCCACTTCCTCATTGGCATCTTTGCTTACATGGGACGAGAGTGGGAACTTAGCTATCGACTAGGAATGAGGCCTTGGATTTGTGTCGCATACTCTGCTCCGGTGGCAGCGGCTACCGCAGTCTTCCTGGTGTATCCCTTTGGGCAAGGTTCCTTCTCTGATGGTATGCCCTTGGGTATCTCGGGCACCTTCAACTACATGTTGGTCTTCCAGGCTGAACATAACATCCTTATGCATCCTTTCCATATGTTGGGAGTTGCTGGTGTTTTTGGTGGTAGCTTGTTTAGTGCTATGCATGGCAGCTTGGTTACGTCTAGTCTTGTCCGTGAAACGACTGAAGAAGTATCTCAGAACTACGGCTACAAGTTCGGCCAAGAGGAAGAGACCTACAATATTGTAGCTGCTCATGGTTATTTTGGACGTTTGATCTTCCAATATGCATCTTTCAATAATAGCCGTAGCCTTCATTTCTTCCTTGCTGCTTGGCCTGTTGTTGGTATCTGGTTTGCTGCTTTGGGCGTTTCGACCATGGCTTTCAATCTTAATGGTTTCAACTTTAACCAAAGCCTTATCGACTCTCAA